CAGCTACAGCAGATGCAGTGGCGCAATATCTCCAACTTCACGGTGGATCGGATAACGGCGATAGTTCCTGATGGGCGGGAAGAAGTATTCGACGTAGAAATTGAACGCACGGAAAATTTCATTGCTAGTGGATTTGTCAGCCATAACACTCGCTGGCGCACCGACGATTTGACCGGGCGGCTGTTGGAGGAAGAAAGGAAAGACGAGGGGGCGGATAAGTGGACGCTGCTTAAAATCCCCGCAATTTTGGATGAAGAGGGTGCGGATATGTTGAATAAATACGCAAACCACCCCGCGATTAAGGTGCCGTGCAGGTACAGGGAAGGTGACAGCTTTGCGCCGCAGCGGTGGCCGTTGGTGGAGATCAACCGCACGATCAACCAGATCAGCAGGAAGGCGCAGGCGTCCCTGTACCGACAAAGCCCCACGGAAGAAGAAGGTTCGATACTGTTGAGGAAGTGGTGGCAGGTGTGGGAAGGTGAGCCGCCGAAAGTCGAGTTTGTCATTCAGTCCTACGACACCGCGTTTGAAGAATCCGAGCGAAACGACTTCTCGGCACGGACGACGTGGGGGGTATTCAAGTATGAAAAGACGAACCAATATTGCGCAATCTTGCTGGAAGCAATGGAGAAGCGCCTTAACTTCCCCGACTTGCGGCAAAACGCGTGGGAGTCGTACCAACAGTACAAGCCGGATCGCGTGATCGTGGAGAAGAAAGCCTCTGGTCACAGCTTAATCCAAGAACTGAGAAAACGCGGTGTGCCGATAACGGCGAGTCAGGCGAGAGGTTCCAAGGAAAGCCGCATGGATACGGCATCAGTACCCCTTGAGGCCGGGAACGTATATTATTTTGACACGCGTTGGGCTAATGCGGTGGTAGACCATTGCGCGGTGTTTCCGAACGGGCCGCATGACGACTTGGCTGACAGCGTGGCACACGCCTTGATTTGGCTGCGTAAAACGTTTCATTTGGATGCCCGGTCAGATCGGCGCTTTGACAAGGATGCCCCAGAAGACGACGCAAATGAAAGATTTGCCGTTACCCCCCAGAGAAGTTACGCTGTACGGCGCACCGGCACCCGGATGCGCATAGGAGAAAGACATGGCTAAATCAATTGGAATGCTGAAGGTACAACCCGGTGCGCTCGAAGATATTTCGCTAACCCCCGGTGAAATAGAAATTAACTTCGGTGTTACGCCGATTGATGAGATGGAAGCGTTTACTGTTGACCCCGAAACGGGTGACATAACCGAGAGCGGTGCGGAAGAAGATGCGGAGGCAACGGAAATCCAGAATGCAGCGTTTAATGACAACCTCGCGTGCTGCATGGAAGAAGATGACCTTGAAGATATTGGCACCAGTGTGTTGGAAATGGTCAAGAACGACATCGATAGCCGTAAGGATTGGTATGAAAAACTGAAAGAAGGGTTGCAGCGTCTTGGTGTGTACAACCCCGACTCGGATGCGGACACCGGGATTGCAAAAGTTACGCACCCCCTCCTGTTGGAAGCGGCAACACAGTTTCAGGCCCGTGCGATGACGGAGTTGCTGCCCCCCGGTGGCCCGGTAAAATCGTTTATCGAAGGGCTGAGTGACGAGGCTGTGCAAGCGCAAGCAAGCCGCGTCGAGCGGTATATGAACTACCAGCTTACGATTGAAGATCGGTCGTATTACGACGAGCGCGACCAAATGATGTTCCTCCTGCCCTTCACCGGCAGCGAGTTTGACAAACAGTATTACTGCCCTGCAACAGAACGGGTGTTGAGTCGGTGGGTGCATTGCGACGACTTTATTGTGCCGTACAACACCAAGACACTGGAGGAAGCAACCCGCTACACCCACGTCGTTCGGATGACGGGCAATCAGCTTCGTGCTGCGATGGCGGCGGGGGTTTATGACGAAGTTGATTTGGGCGAACCAGTCAGTACGGATTTGAGCGAAGCGCCGTTGACATCCAAACTGCAGGAACTTGACGGTCAGATTAAAGTCGATACGCTGGACGCAGACAAGGAATACACGCTGTACGAAGTGCACATTGATTACGATGTGGAAGGGCTAGTGGAAGCGGTACCGTTGCCGTTCATGATTACCATCGACAGCGAAACCGGCAAGGTTCTGAGCATCTACAGGAACTGGAAAGAAACGGATCGGCTGCAACGTAAACGCATTCGGTTTACGCACAAGAAATTTCTCCCCGGCTTTGGGTTTTATGGATTCGGGTTGCTGCACTGCATCGGCAATTTGGGAGATGCGGCAAGCGAAATCCTGCGTATTTTGATTGATTCCGGTGCATTTGCCACGTTGCAGGGCGGGTTCAAGTCCATTGACGCGAAGATCAAGGGCGATGTAATTCTGCAGCCCGGTCAGTGGCAAGACACCGAGATGACGGCGGATGAGTTGCAACGTGCGTTCTACACGCCCCCGTGGAAAGAACCCAGCCCAACGCTTGAGAAGTTGTTGGGGGTACTGGTTGAAGCGGGGCAGAAATTTGCATCCACTACGGAAACGATGACGGGCGATGCTGCAACGACTGGCCCGGTGGGGACGATGGTTGCGCAGATCGAACAGGGGAGCAAGGTGTTCTCCGGCATTCACAAACGCTTGCACAAGGCGTTTGGTGACGAGTTCTTGCACATTGCCGAGTTGAACGGCGAACACCTGCCCGACGCCTATCCGTATCGTATGCAGACGCAAGAACAAAACGTGCTGCGTGCGGACTTTGACGGGCGCGTTGACATCATTCCTGTATCCGACCCGAACATCTTTTCCAGCGCACAACGTATTGCACTGGCGCAGTCGGCGTTCCAGATGACGACGCAGTTGCCTGATATGGGCGACCGGCGTGAAGCGGCGGTGCAGTTGCTGACGGCGCTGCGTTATCCAAACCCGGAGAAGATATTTCCCAAACCAGCCGATGCGCAACGTGTTGACCCGTTGAACGAAGGTTCCGTGATGTTGATGGGTAGGCCCATTAGAGCGTTCTTGGATCAGGATCACGCATCGCACATGACGGTACACCAAGGACAGATACAAGGACTACCGCCGCAATATCACCCGCTCATGACGGCGCATATCGCTGAACACATGGCAATGGTGCAGTACATGAAGTTTGTGGCGATGGGCGTGCAGTTGCCTCCCGTGAAATGGGATGCGGAGAAAACCCTCCCGATGATGCCTAACCTGCCGCCGGAAATTGAAACGCAGATTGCCAAGGCGTCTGCACAGGCAATGCAACAGATGATGCAGCAAATCCAGCAACAGCAAGCCGCGCAGCAGGGCCAGCAACCTCAAGGCGGCGCAAATCCGCAGGCAGATGCAGCAACGACACAACAGAAGTTGCAGGCGCAGAATGCGGAGTTCCAACAGAAGTTGCAACACAAGGATGCCGAGTTCCAATCCGACCAGCAACGCAAGAACGCGGAACTGGCTGCAAATGTGGATCGTGAAGATGCGTTGTCGGGAATTTCTCCCAATATGGTGAAACAGGCACAGGAGTTCATCACGAAATCCGGGGTGCAAATGTCGCCGCGTGAACTGGCGGTGTTGTCCAAGGCGCTTGGGGCACCGTTTGATAAGGTCATACAGGCAATTTCGCGTATGCAGATGGGCGGTCAGGGCGCTGGGCCGGTGCCTATCGTGACTAATTTTGAAAGTAACCCGGCCAGATTTACATAAAGGAGAACTAATGAACAGCATGATGGATTTACGGGATGCGCTACGTTTGTGCCTAGACAAGAAAATAGCCGACAACATGCGCAAGATCGGCAGTGGGCAAGCAAAAGACTACGCCGAGTACAAGAGCAGCACGGGCCGTGTGCAAGGTCTGAATGATGCTCGTGTATTGATGGACGAAGTTTTTGCAAAACTACTTAACTCGGGAGATGACGAATAATGGAACCGGTTGATATGGTGAACGACCCGAACAGGCCGCGTCCTATTTTCTGGCGCGTGTTGGTACAACCCAACGTGGCGCAGTCGGTATCAAAAGGCGGGATTGCGCTACCTGACGATACGCGGGATTCGCAGGACATCCTGAATTACATCGGACGCATTGTTGCGATGGGTAAGCTGGCGTACACACATGCGCGTTTGCAGGGTGAGGATGATATGCCCAAGGTCGGTGACTGGGTGATTTATGGGCGTTACGCGGGACAGATGCTGTCCTACAAAGGCGTAAAACTTCTGATGATTAACGATGATGAAGTGCTCGGCATTGCGCCCGACCCCGATTCACTTAAAATCTACGTATAAGGACACATCATGGCACTGCCTGACGGAAAGCCGATTGTTGACGAAGACGAAGCAGATGCGGCTGATGGGCTGCAACCGCTTGACCTTAATGCAGTCGCATCAGTTCAGCCTGACGACGACATTGAAGTAAGTATTGAAGAAGACGCACCGGCTGAACCGGTTGCTGCCGACCAAGCTGAAGCACCTGCTGAAAACGAAACATCTGTTGCCGACACTGGTGAAGACCCCGCTGATACGGAATACAAAGGGTTCACGCCTGCAATCCAGAAACGCATCCAACGCGAGATTCGTATTCGTCGCACTGCTGAAGCTGCGGCTAATGCGGCGGTGGGACAACGTGCGGAATTTGAAGCGCGTGCAACACAGCGTGAAACAGAAGCCGAGAACCTGCGTGTCAGCAACCTTGAGTTGCAGCGCAACTACGCGGAAGTCCTGATCCATGCGTTTAGCAAGGAGATGGATGTAAAACAACGCGACCTAAAAGCGGCGCGTGACGGCGCTGACTTTGAAGTCGAGCAGAAAATTCAAGGGGAAATTGATGACTTGCGTTTCAAGCAGAACCAAGTCAAGGATATGCATAGTCGCATTCCTGCTGCGCCGGAAAGAAAGGCGGCATCGGCTCAAGCTGTGGAAACGACTTCTACGCCGACTCCCGCACGGCGTCCTACGCCTCCAACGAATCCAATTGCAGCGCAGTGGATGACAAAGAATGCCAGTTGGTTTAACCACGATAAATTTAAAACGCAGCGTCGGTACGCATTGGTAGTGGATGCGGAATTGGCGTCGGAAGGGTACGACCAAAAATCGTCTGATTATTATCAGGAATTGGATCAACGCATTGATGCAGCTTTTCCCACGCTTCGTCGGAAGAAAAACACGGTGGATGCGCCAACTGCGGGGGCTTCGGCTCCGAGTGCGGGTAGGAGCAATAGCAGTAAGGTTGTACTGCGCCAATCTGACCTTGCCACAATGCGTCAGTTTGGGCTAGACCCAACGAATAAAATGCATTTAAAAGAATTTGCACGTCAGATGAAAGATAACTCTGGAGCCTAACATGACAAAAAATACGCATCAAATTGACGACAACGTTCCTATCCCCGGCAGCGTCTCGCTGTCTCGTGAGCGTGCGCGTGAACCAGTGCATGAGTCCCGCGAGTACGAAACGTATGAGTTGGCGGATGCAAACAAGTCCGAGGCTGATAAACCGTGGGTTCGCCCTACCAGCCTTGAAGCGCCCCCCGCACGCCCCGGTTTTGCACAGCGGTGGATCAGGGTTGCTATCCGCAACGACCCAGACCCGACAAATACGTCCCGCAAGTTCCGTGAGGGGTGGAAGCCGCGTGCGGCATCTACGGTGCCATCGTCATACCAAGCACCCACTATTGCGCATGGGAAATGGGCGGGAACCATTGGTGTCGAAGGTATGGTGCTGTGCGAGATGCCTACCAAAATGGTGGAAAAACGTCGTAAGTTTTACGCGGGTGAGACACGCCGTGTGACTAGTGCTATTGAGACAGAACTGCAGGCGCAAAGCCACCCGTCCATGCAGATCACGCAGGAACGCTCCAGTAAGCTGGTTCGGGAGGTAAAACCGATGACTGACGGAGAAAGTTGACATCTTCTAAAAGGTGGAGTAGAAAGGGCACATCACGGTGTGCCTTTTTTATTTTAGGGGGCAAATCCGGTGGCGCTGACGTGTAGAACTTTCAGTCGAGCGAGAGTAGAGAGGAAGCGGGTTTCTTTTCAATTTCGTTTTATGGAGGTTTCTCATGGCAGCAAACTCGTTTGGTTTTTCCGGGTTTACGCCGCTGCGTCACATGGCGGGGGGCGTAATTCGTGCCAACGCGTATCAGATTCTTACTTCTGGTACCACTGGTTTCAACGACAACTTTTACACTGGCGACATGGTGCTGTTGAACTCTGACGGAACCATTGAAATCGGTGTCGCAGGTTCTGGCGCTACTGCTATCGGCATTTTTGCTGGTTGCACGTATGTTGCGTCTAGCGATAACACGATCAAGTTTGCCCCCAACTGGCCTGCAAGTACCGCTGTCATTACCGGTACGACAATTACGGCTTATGTGTACGACGATCCGAACATCACGTATGACGTGACTTCTGATGCAACGACTGTTGTGACGCAAGACATGGTTGGAATGAACGCCGACCACGTTGTGGGCACCGGCAGCAACTTCACTGGTCAGTCTGGTTCGTCCCTGAACGTTACGTCTGGCACCGGCTCCGGCACAGCGCAGTTCCGTATTCTTGGAATTCGCGCACTCGCTAACAACCCTGTTGGTTTCACGAACACGAAGCTCGAAGTTAAGTTTAATGAGCATCTGTTCCTGACCACGACCGGCGTATAAGGGGATAAATCATGGCTATCAATCGCGCACTAATTCGTAAGCAACTCGTCCCCGGCCTTAACGCAGTTTTTGGTCTGGAGTACAAGCAGTATCCTGAAGAGTGGCGGGAATTCCTGACCGTCAACAAGGAGTCCAACCGCGCCTATGTCGAAGATGTTCTGATGACTGGGTTTGGTGGTGCGGAAGTAAAAGCTGAAGGCGCTGCGGTTCAGTATGACCAAGCGTCGGAAAGCTACGTGTCGCGGTACATTTTTGAAACTGTTGCTTTGGCGTTCGCGCTGACTGAAGAAGCAATGGAAGATAACCTGTACGGCGACCTTGGTTCAAAGATGAGTAAGGCGCTGGCCCGTTCGATGCAGTACACAAAGAACGTCAAAGCCGCTAACGTCATCAACAACGGATACGACACGAACTACGCTGGTGGTGACGGCAAACCGTTGTTTTCGGCCTCGCATCCGACCAAGAGTGGCGTGAACGGATCGAACCTGCTGGCTACTCCTGCTGATCTGGCAGAAACCTCGCTGGAAGACCTGCTCATCCTGATTGGTCAAGCAGTTGATGACCGGGGCATCCCGATGGCGCTGAAGGTTAAGAGCCTGAACATTCCGATCCAACTGCAATTCGTCGCCCGTCGTCTGCTGGGTGGTGATGAGCGTCCCGGAACGTCGGATCGTGACATCAACGCTGTGAAGCAAATGGGTATTCTGAGCGCACAGGGCGTGAAGATGAACCACTACTTCACTGACCCGGATCAGTTTTTTCTGTGCACTGACTGCGCCGATGGTCTGAAGTACATTGAGCGTGTGGCTATGAAGACTGGCATGGAAGGCGACTTTGAGTCGGGAAACCTTCGCTACAAGGCGCGTGAGCGTTATGTGGTGGGCTGGTCGGACTGGCGCGGTGCCTACGGCACTCCCGGCGCGTAGATAACAGGGGGGCTTCGGCCCCCCGTTTTACCTATGTAAACTGCTTCGGCAGACGTAGTAGAGATTACATAGGCTTCTTGCTACTACATAAGGAATATCATCATGGGTCAAGCTACCTTTTCGGGGCCGGTTCGTTCCCTCGCAGGTTTTATTTCGCAAGGCGGTAACAATATTGTTACGCTTGGCGCAACAGCGACGCTTTCTGTTTCTACACATGGCGGTAAAATCTGCCTTGTCCCCGCTACCTGTGCAATCACCCTGCCGACCATTGACGCAACTTCAACGGCTAGTGCTGGTGTAAGCGCGGACGCAACAAACAACCTTGGCGTTGAATTTAAGCTGTTCTTTAACGTCATCTCGGCTGGCGCTTCTGCTCAAACAGTAACCTGCGGCGCTTCAAACAAACTTGTTGGTTCCTTGATTGTTAGCGGAACCACTACAATGGCTTTTGCTTCTGTAACTGGCACAATTATCACGCTGAACGCAACCACTACAGGTGGTGCTGCGCGGGGTAGTTTTGTTACGTTGGTTGCGCTGGCGGCTAACCTCTGGTCTGTAAACGGTGTTTTGATTGGGTCTGGTACTGTTGCCACGCCGTTCTCGTAATATTGCAAGTGTGGGGGGCGGGATAACCCGCCTCCTGCAACGCATAGGAGTTTTTTATGGCTAATGCTTTTGCGGTACAGATTCTTCAACAAGGGGCGCGTAACGCAATTGTTAAGTTAACGGGTTTGCTGGATACGTCGGATGAAGCGCGCACGATCAAAGTGGATGTAAGTGCGTTGGTGCCTTCATGCTCACTTATTCGCATAGACAAAATTCAGTGGCAAATCAGTTCGCAACTGACGGTAAAGTTGGATTGGGATGCTACGACGCCTGTGTTGATAACTACACTTGTCGGTTCACAACACGCAAAATATCGGGATTTTGGGGGGTTGTATAATAACGCTGGCACTGGTGTTACTGGCGATATTTTCCTGACTACAGTTGGATGGGCTAGTGGCGTTCAATCGTACACAATCGTGTTGTCGATGGTTAAAGACGCGTAGGCTATATAAATGGCAACTTCTGGCACGTATAGCTGGTCGCCCGAACTTGTTGAAATCTACGACGAGGCGTTTGAACGTTGTGGCGTTCCGTTAGAAACGCTTGATGGGCGTCATTTGCGTGCTGCTCGGCGGTCAATGGAGTTTATGTTGTCCGCGATGGCGAACATCGGTATTTTGTTGTGGGCGGTTGACCAGCAGACACAGCTACTGACTGAAGCGGTGCCGACGTACAACACCCCCGTTGGAACGATAGCCATCCTCGACATGGTGCTGCGTCGTAACGGTCTTGATGTGAACGTGTTTCCTATGCAGCGCGACGAGTATTTGGCGATCCCCAGCAAGACGCAGGAAGGGTTGCCTAGTCGGTATTATTTTGACCGTCAGGAAACGACACCTACGATCACACTGTGGTCGAATCCAATACTGAGCACGGATCAGATCATCTACTACCGACTGCGTCGTTTGCAAGATGCGGGGGATGCGACAAACACACTTGACGTGCCGTATCGGTGGCAGGAAACAATGTGTGCGGGGTTGGCGGCGCGATTGGCGTTAAAGTTTGCACCTGACAAATATCAGTTGTTGAAGGGGGATTACGAACAACACTTGCGAATGGCGCTGCAAGAAGATCGTCAACGTTCGCCCACTATGATTCGCCCTAAATTTGGGATGCGGCGGTAGTGGCTGGATATGCAAAAGGTTTATATGCGATTGCTGAATGTCAACAGTGCGGCTTTAGGTTCAAACTGTCGCAGTTGCGTAGTGACGGTCAAACGCCTAATTTGCTTGTCTGTCGCATTTGCTACGACATAAAAAACGAAGCGGAATATCCCATAAATATGTCGGACAATACTGCGCTGTATCACCCTGCTCCCGATTTAGATGCGGCTGCTTCTCGCGTGTTGGAAGACACTACGCCGATAGCTGAGTTGTTGTTCCCCGGTGAGCCTGTATTTGGGGGCGAAACATGAACTACGCAGCACTTTCACAGATGATTCAGGACGGGTGTGAAAACGCCGAGACTTCGTTTGTTGCGCATATCCCCGATTTTGTTAAAGCGGCGGAGCAACGTATCTATCAAGCGGTGCAGCTTCCGGCTACACGCAAGCGTTCTACAGGCACGGCGACTGCTGGTAATAGGTATTTGGAAGTACCAACTGACTTTTTGGCAGCGTTTGCCGCTTCAATTGTGGATGCGGGTACGTATTACAACATGCAATTTCGTGATGTAGATTGGTTGCGTGCGGCGTACCCAGAACCCGCAGCAATGGGCGTGCCGTTGTATTACGGACTCATCGATGACACAACGTTTTTATTGTCCAAGACGCCAGCCGTGTCATACGTAGTTGAATTGCACTACTACTACAAACCTTCGTCGATTGTTGACACCGGCACTAGCTGGCTCGGTAATAATTTTGATAACGTTTTGTTCTGGGGGTCGATGGTGCAGGCATACTTGTACTTAAAAGGCGAAGATGAATTGGTGAAGTCGTATGACGCGCAGTTTAAGGAAGGTTTGTCACTACTAAAATCCGTCGGCGATGACGCATCTAAAAAGAGGTTGGTATGATTGTTACTACGACCAAAGGCGATATGGACGATTCGCTGCTTGAGAAAAGGACTGGGGGTCACGACAACGATAACGAAACCGCATCATGGGTTGAGTATTGGTTGGATGGAGAACTTGTCCACAGGTCGGCAAACGTGGCTTTGAAGCGTATGCCACTTATGTTTGCAACGCAGGGAACTTTGGGAGGTTAATTTATGGCTAATACTCAAGCAATGTGTACACAGTTCAAGGCCGACATTATGAACGGTCTTCACGCCTTTGGTTCTTCGGTTATTCGTGGTGGCACGACCAAAGACACCTATTACATGGCACTGTATCTGGCGTCGGCTACGCGGAATGCGAGTGATACGGTCTACAACTCTACGGGTGAACTTGCGGCTACGGGCAACTACACTGCGGGTGGGGCTGCGCTCACAACCGCTACCGCGCCGAGCACCAGCGGCACTACTTCGTTTTTTACTCCGTCGGCATCGGTATCGTGGACGGCGTTAACGTCATCGGGGTCGTTTGATGCTGCACTGATGTACAACTTTACGTCATCTACAAAACTTGCTGTAGCGGTGTTTACGTTTGGCGCTCAATCAATTACGGCTGGCACGTTTTCTTTGACGATGCCGACGAATGATGCATCCACGGGTTTGATACGCATCGCTTAAAATGGCAACGATCACCACGTATGTCGGTTATGGAACTGGTGTATGGGGTCGCGGTGGGTATGGTGAAAGTTTAGTAGAAGCGGCAATTGATGGCGTAAGTGCTACAGGTGCTACGGGGACGGTGACGGCTGCGCCCTCACTGGCGCTGACGGGCGTAAGTGCTACAGGTGCTACGGGGACGGTGACGGCTGCGCCCTCACTGGCGCTGACGGGCGTAAGTGCTACAGGTGCTACGGGGACGGTGACGGCTGCGCCCTCGCTGGCGCTGACGGGCGTAAGTGCTACAGGTGCTACGGGGACGATAATTGGTGAACAGGTTGTAGCAATTGCATTAACGGGCGTAAGTGCTACAGGTTCTGTGGGCACGTTGGCAACGTCAGCGTCTGTTGCATTATCTGGTGTTCTAGGTACATCCTATACGGGGGTGTTTGTCATACCGTGGACACCGGCAGTACCGGGGCAAAATCCAAATTGGCAAGGGGTTAACGAAACACAGACACCCGCGTGGCTTGTGGTGGATAATACACAAACACCCGGTTGGATTAGCGCAACTTAAATTGCAAAGCTGTCGTGGAGAATCAACATGGTTAAAAACCCGAAGACACCAGCATGGACAAGAGTCGAAGGAAAAGCAAAGAGTGGTGGCCTGAACGCCAAGGGTAGGGCTTCCTACAACGCAGCCAATCCGGGGAAACCGGGACTGAAACGGCCCCAACCCGAAGGTGGTAGCCGCAGGGATTCATTTTGCGCGAGGATGACGGGGATGAAAGAGAAGCTGACCTCCGCCAAGACCGCTAATGACCCCAATAGCCGGATCAACAAAAGTTTAAGAGCGTGGAAGTGCTGACATGGCAACCAAGTCTACAGTCAACGCCGCTGGAAACTACACCAAGCCCGGTATGCGCAAACGGATTGTGTCGCAGGTGAAGTCTGCTGCGGTTCAAGGGACTGGTGCTGGAAAATGGAGCGCCAGAAAAGCACAGCTTGTAGCTAAAAAATACAAGGCTGCGGGTGGAGGGTACAGAGATTGAAAGCGCCACAACAATCGCTTAAAAACTGGGGCGACCAGAAATGGCGCACAAAGTCTGGTAAACCGTCGTCCCAAACGGGCGAAAGATATCTGCCAGAAGGGGCGATTAAAGCCCTGACCAGCGCCGAGTACGCTGCAACCACCAAAGCAAAGCGTGAAGGAAAGGCCGCAGGTAAACAGTTTGTGGCTCAACCTAAAAATGTGGCTAAAAAAACGGCTAGGTACAGGTAATGACTGTGTTGTCTAAGCAAAAATTGCAACATAAGGATTAAACATGGCATCCACGTACAGCACGAACCTCGCACTTGATTTGATGGCTAATGGCGATCAGTCCGGTACTTGGGGTACGACGACCAATACAAACCTTGGAACGCTGATTGAACAGGCCATCTCAGGGTATGTAACTCAAGCCATTACTGACGGATCGGGTGCTAATACCACGATCACGATCCCCAACGGTGCTACAGGTGTAGCCCGTAATATGTATATTGAGATGACGGGTGCGTTGACGTTTTCTACGACCAGCCTGATCGTCCCTGCCAACAAGAAGCTGTACTTCATCTTCAACAACACTTCGGGTGGCTTTGCCGTCACCGTTAAAGTCTCTGGTCAGACCGGAGTTCTTGTACCCAACGGCAAGAAAGTCATCCTCACCTCCAACGGTACAGACATCGTTGAAGCGGCGAACCAAGTAGTAGGAGCGTTTGGTGTTGGTGGTGCCTTGACTGTAACGGGTGCGGCTACGGTTGGGACGACTTTGGGTGTGACGGGACTTTCTACGCTTGGGACTGACAGTTTACTTAGCCTTACAACAAAGGGTTATTTCAACAGCAAATACAACGCCGCTGCCTCGCTCTGGCAATGGGGGCCGGGAACAATTTCTACCGCCAACGCATTCGGGTTTACGGTAGGTGGCACGAACGTCCTTGATCTGCTGTCCGGGGGCATCGCCGTAACCGGCACCCTCGGCGTGACGGGGGCGGCGGCTTTTGGTGGTGCTGTCAGTACAGTCGCCCAAACTAAACTCACAGGGTCGTGGACAGGATCGGGCGATGCGTATGGTCTTGAGATCAATCATGCTCTGACCGCTACTAGCACAAACAACATCCTCGGTGTCTACATGCACCAGACTGCGGCGACTGGCTCAGTCAACCACAGTTATATAGATGGGCTGGCAATAGATACGCCGACGATCAGCGGGACGGGAACGGTAACGAATGCCAATACTGTGCGTATCGCTGGAGCGCCTACCATCTCCGGTGGCGGGACGATTACCAATGCAAAAGCCCTGTGGGTAACATCCGGTGCGACACAGTTGGACGGCACCCTCGGCGTGGGCGGGGCTGCGGTCGGTTTTGGTAACGGCTACAACGAGATCGCGATTGCCACCGGCGCAAACGGGTCGATGCTGTATCTGCAAGGCTCCGGGCCGCTGAACCATAGGTTTTACGGTAATGGTTCAGGACTTACTTACGATGCTTCCGGGGCAACAACGCACCAATTTGTAAACAACGGCGTAAATACATTAGCCATCAACTCCGCAGGTGCCGTAACCATACCCGGCACTACGACAATAGGCGCAGCATCCGCAGGTGTTGGCGCGTTGACAATAAATCACGCAACACAGCCAGCCATCTACCTCGCAAAAACCAATGCAACCGCAACAACGTGGCAGATATACAACAACGGTAACTTACAGTTTTACGATGGCACGAACACGCCGCTTTATTTCGTCGGGGCTGCTTCTACGTTTGGTGGGAAGTTAACAGCGCAAGTTTCGGGCATGAATGCTGCGATTGCGTTAGGGCAGGTATCAGACGGAACCGGGTATGGAACAGTTACGCTTAACAATGCGTTTGCAAAAGACACGCTGCTGGGGTTGCGTGGCAACGCTACGGGGGTTGATCCTACACTTTACCTCAACGCCCCCGTTGCCGGTACCATTGAGATGCGGATTGCCAACGGTGCAAGCGTAGTAAGTGTTAGTTCCACCGCCCTTGCGGTAGGGAGTACCTACAATCTGTTGGTTAACGGGGCGGCTGCAAACGGTGTTTTTGCGCTCCTTGGAAGAAGTGGGCTTTCTTCTATGTATGTGCAAAGGTCAAACACAGCACAGAGTTTTGGCGTTGAGGATGACGGCAACGTCTACGCGGGGCAAATAGGTGCATCAACTGGAACCGCTCTTATTCTGTCGGGTGGCTACATTAAAACTTTGACATCGTCGCGTAGGTATAAAAAAGACGAGGAGCCGATTGATATTGGACTGGATTTCATCAATACGCTTAAGCCTATCAAATTCAGGCTGAAGGAAAACGATCTCCCGCAAGTAGGGTTTATCGCGGAAGATTTCCCCGACGAGAGGCTTGTGGATATGTCTTATATTGACATAGAGAATAAAGAACTTGGAATGCGTCCTGAGTCTGTCCATTACTCGCAAATAACTGCACCTTTGGTTAAAGCAGTCCAAGAACTATCTGCCAAAGTTGCCGCATTAGAAGCAGCACGATAAACCCATAAGGACACACCGTGAGCGAAGAACTGAAAACCGAGCCGCAAGATATCGTGCAAGCCGTACAGATGCAGCGGGACGCAGCATTGAATGAGGTCGTGCATCTGAGGGCGCTGCTGGCTGCGGCGGGGCGTAGGATTGAAGAACTGACCAAACCCGTAGTCAAAGAAGAATAAGGACGCGCACCTATGAACATCCTTAGATCAAAAACAGTCTGGCTCGGCATCATCGTTGCGCTTCTTTCCGTCGCGCAGGGTTTCCTCTTTCAGATCCCCGTGCAACCCGCAGTTCAAGCGGCAATCGGCGGGGTCATTGCGGTGGCAATCGTTGTGCTGCGTTTCATGACCACTCAACCTGTGTCGGATAAATAATGGCGACCCCCAACGAACTCGACGTTCGTTTGACCTCGCATGAAGCTGTATGCGAACTGCGCTACGACACGATCAACGCCCGTCTGAAACGGATCGAGCATATCGGCATTACCATTGCGGGGTTCATTATTGCCTTGCTGCTCCACCTTGTGACTAAGGCAGTGTAGTGGACACCTTTGATATGCTGGTGAAGGCGTGGCCCATTCTGTTGGCCTTGATTACGCTAATCATTGTGCTGTCAAAGATTGACCTAAGAGTTGCGGTACTGGAAGAAAAGATTAAAACCATATTTGAACTCTGGAACAAAAGGAATGAAAAATGATTAAGTTTATTTTGATAGCGTTGGCATCATTTCCTGCGTTTGCTGGTGGCCCAGACGTAATGATCTGCAACGGCGAGTTTGCTCTGTGCGCCGCCAGCGGTTCTGTACCTACTGGCAAAATAATCCGTATAGAAGGTAAGGAGTTTCAGGAAGGCATGGCGGTTTGCCCTGTACTGACGGGTAAAGCAATTGCCAACGTCAAACTGATGAGCGGTAGCTGCAAGGCACCGCCGGGTAAGGTTTGGAGTTTGTTTTCCACTATTACTGAATATCCACAAGCCCCGTCTTGGGCAGTAGTCACCATGACGCCAAGGACGTTTGTCACCAATACTGAACCGGGCGGCGGCATGTCAAACCAGTGGGCTATGATGTGCGACAAACAAGCCAAAAAAGTAAACGGTGTGCAGCTTGCCAACTGCTACGGCCCGATCAACGAATCACCTTGGACTAATGACCGCGTTCCTTTCGGGACTAGTTCGTTTTCAGCGGCCCCTGTCGGAACGCCTAATCCGGTCGGTGCAAATATTCCTTCTACAACCAAGTAATGTTTACTTTCCCCCAAAGGAGGTTTTATGAAACACGCTAAAGCTGGTATGCACAAAATGCCGAATGGAAAAATGATGAAAAACTCAGCCAAAGAAATGCAATCTTCAAAAGGTGTAAAAAAAGGGGCCGTTATGCCTTACTCAATGGCTCAAAAAAGTAAAACCAAGTAAAGAAATGAACTTGTCTGCACATTTCACGCTTGCAGAAGCAATCCACAGCGAAACTGCTACGCGCAAGGGGATCGACAATACGCCGCCCCCTGAAGTGCTGGCAAACATGGGTGAAGCTGCGGACGGAATGGAAGAAGTTCGGGCTTTTTTGGATGCGCCTATCCATGTCTCATCTTGGTATCGTAGCCCCAAGCTAAACGCGGCGATTGGTGGTTCTCCTACAGGCGCACATCCTGAAGGTTGGGCAATTGACTTTACGGCCCCCAAGTTTGGAACACCGCTTGAAATCTGCAAGGCGATCTTGAATAGCGACATCAAATACGACCAACTGATTTATGAAGGCACTTGGGTGCATATCAGCTTTGCCCCGGCTACGCGCCAGATGGCGCTGTCGGCTACGTTTCTTGGTGGACGCGTGACTTACTCACAGGGGATTGCGTGATGGGTGACTTCCTGAAAGGGCTGGCTCCAACGCTTGCAAGCGCATTGCTTGGGCCACTGGGCGGGATTGCTGTGTCTGCGCTGGGCAAGATCATCGGGGTGGACAACGCTACCGTTACCACAGTCACCAAAGCCTTTGAAGACGGCAAGATCACCCCTGAGCACCTTGCTGAAATCAAAAAGCTGGAACTCCAGTACCAGAACGACGAAAAAGAACGCGGGTTTCGTTACGCCGATCTGGAGTTTAAGGACAGGGACTCGGCTCGGCAGATGCAAATTTCAACGCATTCGTCCACACCGACTGTTCTCACCTACATGGTTACGGCAGGGTTCTTTGGCATCCTTGGCTGGATGATGCACGACAACAACGTAGTGGACTCCCCTCCGATCATGATTATGCTTGGCTCATTGGGTACAGCGTGGACGGGGTGCATCAGCTTCTGGTTTGGTACCACCCAAGGTTCCCAGAACAAAGACCGTATGTTGCTCAACGCTCAACCAACTAAATAAACAGTGTACAAAACACTAAAACTAAAACCCGGCGTTGATCGTGAAGGAACTAACTATTCCAACGAGGGTACTTATTACGCTACGGATAAGGTTAGGTTTCGTTCTGGGTACCCTGAAAAACTGGGCGGGTGGGTACGATATACAGCAAATCAATTCACAGGTACTGCGCGTGCGTTAATCAACTGGATCAGTCTTGCCGGGTTGAACTATCTTGGCCTCGGTACGCACTTGAAATACATGATAGAGGTTAGTGGCACGTTCTTGGACGTTACACCAATTCGTTCTACCACGGCTGCAGGTGATGTGACGTTTGCAGCTACGAACGGCTCCGCTGTGATTACCGCGACAGACACAAACCACGGGGCTGTAACGAACGACTATGTAACTTTTTCCGGGGCCGTGTCACTTGGTGGGTTGATTACTGCGGCGGTGTTAAATGCAGAGTATCAGATCACTGTCATCAACGGTAGTTCATACACGTTTACCGCAACGGCGACGGCAAATGCTTCTGATACCGGTAACGGCGGAGGTGCAGTTGTTGGTGCTTACCAGATCAACACGGGTCTGGATATATACGTTATCGGTGCGGGGTGGGGTGCCGGTACATACGGACGAGGCGGTTATGGTTCCGCAGCTACAGTATCGGTGGGTTCGCAATTACGCCTCTGGTCACATGATAACTTTGGTGAAGACTTAGTCGCGTGCGTGCGCGGCGGCGGGGTGTACTACTGGGATACGTCTGCGTTGGGTCGCATGGTTGCATTGACTGCATTGTCGGGAGCGTCACAAGCGCCGACGCAAGCGAACGTGGTTATGGTGTCTGATAACGACCGTCACCTTATTTGCATTGGTGCAGATCAATTGGGTGGGTCGGGGGCATTTGATCCGTTGCTTATCAGGTGGTCAGACGCAGAAGATGCCGCCAACTGGCAACCCACAGCAACGAATTCGGCTGGTGATTTGCGGATGCAAAACGGATCGTATGTTGTGGCGGCACTTCAGACGCGACAGGAAATCCTGATTTGGACTGACCAGACTGTATATTCACTGCAATACGTGGGTGCGCCGCTTACTTTTGGTTTGAATATTCTCGGTGATAGCCACGGGATCATTTCGCCTAATGCCGCAGTCACAGCGGACGGTGTTGTTTATTGGATGGCGCAGGATCGTTTTTATACGTATACCGGTCAAATTTCGCCCTTGATGAGTACCGTTTGGTCACACGTCTTTAAAAACATAAATACGTATCAGACATTTCAAGTTTTTGCGGCGACCAATTACAAATACAACGAAGTGTGGTGGTTCTATTGCTCTACCAACAGCAATACTATTGACTCCTACGTAATATACAACTACGTAGATACTACTTGGGCGTATGGAACACTGGCACGCACAGCTTGGTTGGATTCTCCGTTGCGCCCCTACCCAATGGCTACGGACTACAACAATCGCATTTTGTATCACGAAGCGTCAGCGGACGACGAAGCAGGCGCTACGCCAGCGGCAATCACTTCCTTTATAGAATCGGCGGACTTTGATATTGACGATGGCGACCATTTCAGTTTTGTAGACAAAATAATCCCAGACATCGACTTTAGTGAATCGACTACCGCAACGCCCTCGGTGGAAATTACGCTGTATCCTAGGAACTTTCCCGGCGCAGCGCAGGGTTCGTCTACAGCCAAAACGGTAACGGCTACAGCCATTTCCCCTGAAAGTTTGTACACGAATGAAGTGTATGTTCGGGTGCGGGGGAGACAACTGGCTTTTCGTATTACGAGCAACACACTTGGTACGTGGTGGCAACTGGGCATACCGCGCTTGAACATTCGCGTTGACGGGAGGAAGTCGTAATGGCTGCGCCTGCGCTTCCCAGACCGCCGGATCAGTACAGTAAGCTGTATTTTTTTGAGTTGCTGCGCGTCCTTCGTTTGTATTTTGTGGGTCAAGTTGACCAGATCAACCCTGTGTTGAAGGCGTTTTCGTCTTCGCAGACTGTTACGGCTGCGACGGTTGCACTTGGTACTTCAGATGCGGGTGTGATTCTTGTAAACACGACGAGTAATAACGTTGCTGTAACGCTACCAGCAGCCAGCACAACGTTGATGTACCAGTTCATTATCAAACGTATTACGGCTGGCGCTAACACATTGACTATTAATACAGTTAGTGGAAACATTGATGGGTCGGCTACTAAAACGCTTCCTACGCAATATGACTCCGTTACGATACGTTCGGATGGAACTAACTACTGGCTCGTGTGAACGACTAAGGGGTACCAAATGGCAGCTTCAAATACAGCAATCCTCGCAAGCGCAGCCCTGTTTATTGACCCGGCGAACGGCGCGACGGCGACCGTTGTTAAAGCGTCTAGCGCGGTGATTTATCAGATTTCGCTGGATAACACAGCTAACGGCGCGGCGACGTTCATGCGACTGTACAACACTGCGGCTACCGTAACGGTGGGTACAACCGTTCCTGACTCTCTGATTATGGTGCCTGCGTCTGGCACGGTTAGTTTTACGATGCCGACAGGATGGACGTTTGGTACTGGGCTGGTGCTTTCCAGCGGTACTTCAGCAACGCTTGCTACGACGACGGCACCGAGTTCCAGCTTCATAGTGCGTATCGTCTACGTTTAAGGCGCAATAAACATGCCGTGGACAACTGACGAGAACGGGTGGCCCGTATGGACGGATACCCCGGCCTATGTCCCGACGATCAATACGACCGACGAGTTCGTAGACGAGTCTGTATGGGACGGCGAGGGGTCGTACTCTCGTCGGGTAGCCAACCCGAACTATGTTGCGCCAAAGCCAACAACGCTAGAGGGGGCGCTTCAAAGATACAACCAGAGCAACTTTGATATTGGCTCGACTGCTGCGTTAATTCGCCAGCTTGGTCAGCAGTCGGGACTCTCCGAAGCGGAATTGGTTGCTGCCGTCCCGGTGTTTGGTGATGAACACAGAGGCGCTTACAACAGCGGCTACACCGAAGGTTCAAACTACAACGCTATTGCACAACGGGCCGTTTCGGATGCACTGCGGACGAAAGGCGTAGACCCATCGCGCTTTAACCAAGCAACACAAGGTTTTGTTGACCAAGGCACGCAGCAAGCACAGGAACGTTGGCAAGGGACGCAGGAAGACGACGATGGTTTAGGCGGGATTCTTACACTCGCCGCGATTGCGGCAGCTATTTATACAGGTGGAGCTAGTCTCGCAGCCTTGGGCGGTGAAGCAGCGGCCACCGCACTTGCGGGGGAAATGACGGCGCTCGGCATTGCGGAAATAGGGGTAGCAGAAGCAGCGACGGCACTCGGAGTCGAAGCTGCCGCAGTTGGAGGGGTAGCAGAAGCAGCGACGGCACTCGGAGTCGAAGCTGCCGCAGTTGGAGGGGTAGCAGAAGCGGGGGTACAAGGCGCATTGTCTAGCTTCGTGGAATCGCTGAAAAGTTTTACCGACTTGATTCCGCCGGAACTTAAAAGTGTAATGGACAGTCTCCCGCCAACAGCAAAACAGGCGCTTGTTGGAGCGATAACAAACCCGCAAGACCCGATTGGCGGAGCGATTAAAGGGGGGGTGCTTGGCGCAACGGGTGGAGAACTTTCTAGTGCGCTGACAAGTGCGGGGGTAGACCCATCAATAGCCAAGATGCTCACGCAAAGCGCGACGCAGTTTATTCAAACGGGGACTATCGACCCAACAAAGCTGGCGATGAGTGCGCTTACACCGGAAATTTCCGGCGGGTTAAAAGACCTTGGAGTCCCTCCCGAAGCCTTGAACGCTGCAACCAACGCAGTCAAACAGCTTGTATCCACGGGACAGATAAATGCGGAACAGCTTGCGTTGGGGGCGGGGAATGAAGCCGTTTCCAAAGCACTGTCCGACGCTGGTATTCCAAGTAACTACGTAAAACTTGTTGGGGCTGCTGTTGCCTCCGCTGTCACAGGCAATAATCTTGACCTTGGTTCTATCGCTTCAGCCGTCTTGTCCGGTGACAAGAAACAACGTTCGCAGGATAGCGAAGACGAAGCAATTGCACGGGATGTGCAAGACGAAACAGATCGTCAGGAAGGGGCTATCGCAAAGGTACAAACAGCGGCGGATCAAGAAACGGAAGATCAAGCTGGTGGGGCTATCGCAAAAGAACAGGCAGCGGCGGAACAAGCGAAGGCTGAAGAAGATGCGCGGGTTGCAGCGGGTGATCCAAAAACAGGAATCGACAAAGGTATAGGTGCAAAAATGGATGACGACGACGACAAAATTATTGATTGGACTGGTGGTGGTTCCCTCACTGGCGACGACGATCCCGGTGACAATTTAACCGTTCCAGACGATCCGCCAGTCGACGATCCGTATATTGACGATGATGGGTCTCCCGGTGGCAGCATTGAAGCCGGTGATGACCCGGGCGACGGATACGACCCAACCGAGTTTACTGCTGAAGAACTTAAAGCCGAGGCAGAAAGACTAAAAAAACGCGGTCAAACCCCTGCACAGATTAAAAAGTTACTTGGTGCGGCGGCCAAAAAACTGGGTATTGATCTTGGTTCCGGTAAAAGCATAGTTGGCGCTATTGGTGATTGGATTAAAGATAACCCCGCATTGGCCGCGTTGAGTGGTGGACTAACTGCCGCTATTCTTGCAGATCGGAATAAAGAACAGAAACTCACCACAACCCGGTCACTCACGCCCGAAAACCAGAAAGCGGTTAGTGGTGCGATCACCGAACTTGCTAACAGCAACGCGTATAAAACGACGCTCGGAATGACGGGGGATCAAACAGGCGAATTGGCTA